TAAAAAAGGCAGTTAAATTAACAAAAACTGACATGGATGACAAGCTATTGGAACAAGTAGAAAAGGCAATCGTGGCAAGATAAACTGTAAGATTACAGTTTGATAAATATTCATTAGCAAAGAAATTTTAGAAGGAAAAACATGGCACTTTGGGGTAACAACGATAGTAAAGATACCAAGGGCACAGACGGTGGTGTTGGTTTAGTTACTAACTTTAACTACAATGGCACTGCTCACGGGTATGGCAAACTAACTTTGTTTGGTAGCAACACACAGTGGGGCGAAACTGGCCATGCAGATGAGGGAGACGTAATTAGAATCGGTAGAAGAGGTGCAGGTATCAATAAGTATTTCGGTGATGTAGTTGTCGTATCAGTTGCAACAACTGAGAGATGCACAGTTGCAAGTAGCGAATCACTTGTTGGTGCTGGTGTTACAAGTTTGGCAGACTCCAAGTTTCTTGGAACATCATTTACTGTATCTCAGATGCCTATCTGGTGTACACAAGATCTTCAGGGAGATAGATTTAGAAACTCTAATTCTTCAGGAACTGCAACTGCTGCACCTGAGAGTGACTCTCTTGTTTACGGTATCGGTACAGATTCTTCTGGAACAAACGCTGTAACTAATCAGTATCACACATCTGGAGAAGGTTGGGTTGGTGTTACAACTTACACTGATACAGACGGTAATCTAAGAGTTAAGAAAGAAATATTCGTAGCGATGTCTGGTATTGCGACATCTGGTATTGGAACTGGTATTCCTTATCCAACAAGCATAACTTCATAATAATATGACATGAGATTTGATGAATTGAACGAGGACAACTTCCTCTTATTTGCCATTAAAAATTATGAAAATCCACAAGCTGTCACTAAAGACGACTTCGATAAGGATCTCAATCACTTCAAGTATATAAAAAGACTACTGAAGAGGTATAAGAATACTGGTGTTCTCAAATCTCATCTTTTACTAAATCATTTTATAGTGCTCTATAATATTTGGGGTGAGGCAACCACTCCGATGCTCTTCTTTAAAATTGATGAGGAGTTATGGGATACGATGAAAAGTTTTGTTATATTCTTGAACAGGATGCCTGAGTATCCGAGAACAAGTATGCATGATGTGCAGGTCGATATGGAGTGTTTAAAGGAACTCTACCGGGATTACAATGAAAAGAACACCGCTAGATAAAATTATCGACATCATTCGTGAAGAAATGATGACGACAGGTAGCACTGTGGGTAAACCGGGGTTCAGTTCTAAGGCAGCTGCCAAAGGGCCAACAGCAGGATTTGATCCCGTCATGGGAAAGGTAAGGAGAAAAAAAAAATTATCGGTCTCGGCCGAGGATCTAGGAAGCGATGGATGAAGAAGTAAAGGTTGCTATTCTAGAACAGAAGCAAGAAGTATTAGAACAATTTGTACAAAAGTTAGACTCTGCGATTGAAAAAATTGCGGAGGTAAATACTAATGTCAGTAAGATGCTTGCAGTCCATGAAGAGAAAATATCAAAGCAAGAAGAGATTGACGGAATACTCTTTACTAAAATCGACGAACTCCGTGATAAAATGGACGGGGATCATGACATCATTCGTGCAAGACTATCAGTATTGGAACGGAGAGTTTGGACTGCTATCGGAGCATTGGGAGCAGTTGTAGTTATATCTAACCCTCAAGCGATCAAAATGATGAAGCCGTTGTTTAATTCAGCAGACAGTGCTATAATACAACCAGTAGTCGCTTTTGTGAATGGATCACGTTGATTCCAAGTTTATTGGACTCATATCACCCAAACTTCAGAGATTTAAAAGGGTAAAACCTGATCTCTATAATTTTAGATGTCCAATTTGTGGTGATTCAAAGAAGAATAAGAGTAAAACTAGAGGATATTTGTACGCAGTTAAGACAAATGTGAACTTTAAGTGTCATAATTGTGGTGCATCCATGTCTTTAAACAACTTTTTGAAGACAGTTGATCCCTATGTGCATAAACAATATACCTTTGAGAAGTTTAAGGACGGTCATACAGGTCGTAATTTTGTAGCAGAAGAACCTAAATTTAAGTTTGAACCACCTAAATTCAAACCAAAGTTAGATCTACCAAAAGCATCAGAGAATCAGATCGCAAAACAATATCTTGAAAAGAGAAATATAAATCCAAGCAAATTTTATTACACTGACACGTTCAAAAGGTGGGTAAATACTTTAGTGACAAAGTTTGATGATGTCACATATGATGAACCACGCATAATTATTCCCTTAATATATGAGAATCAACTTATTGGAATACAGGGAAGGTCTCTAGGCCCTAACTCTGTTAAATATATTACTATCATGTTAGATGAGGATGCTCCTAAAATCTATGGACTTGACGAAGTTGATATACAAAAACCGATTTATATTCTTGAAGGGCCTTTCGATTCCTCCTTCGTGGAGAACTCGGTTGCTATGTGCGGTGCCGATCTTGATATTGGGTCGTTTGGTTGGAGCGATCATATTTGGGTTTTTGATAATGAACCTCGCAACAGAGAAATCAACAACAGAATCTCCAAAGTCATTGATCGAGGAGATAAAGTAGTCATTTGGCCTCAGAATATTGAGGAAAAGGACATCAATGACATGGTTTTAGGTGGACATGATGTAAAGAGTGTGTTAGAATCAAATACATTCTCTGGATTAAAAGCAAAATTAAAATTCAATTCTTGGAAAAAAATATGAGCAACGGAACTAAAGTTGTAAAGAGAGATGGTTCAATACAACCATTAGACCTAGAAAAGATGCATGTCATGGTTGAAGAGGCATGTAAGGGTCTTGCAGGGGTCTCTGCGAGTCAAGTAGAGATACAGTCTGGTATTCAGTTCTATGATGGTATTACCACTGCTGAGATACAAGAAATACTTATAAAATCTGCAAGTGATCTCATATCCGTTGATCATCCAAACTATCAATATGTAGCTGCACGTTTATTATTGTTCTCTGTTCGCAAAAGTTTGTATGGTGGCATCAGAGATCTACCTCATTTAGAGAATCATATCTATTCTTGCACCAATATTGATGTATATGACAAAGATATATTCAACAAATATTCAAAAGAAGAGATTGATAAAGCAAATGGTTTCATCGAACATAGTCGTGATTTCCTGTTTACATATGCTGGTCTTCGTCAAGTCGTTGATAAATATCTTGTACAGGACAGAAGCGGTGGTGGTGTCTATGAGTCACCTCAGTTCATGTATATCATGATTGCTCTGACAATCTTTGCAGAGTATCCGAAAGAAGTCCGAATGAATTACGTTAAAAAGTACTACGATGCCGTTTCCAAACACAAAATCAACATTCCGACCCCAATCATGGGCGGTGTCAGAACACCTATACGGCAATTTGCGTCTTGCGTTCTCGTTGATATTGACGACACCTTGGATAGTATTTTTAGTTCTGATATGGCCATCGGTCGCTATGTCGCTCAAAGGGCTGGTATCGGTATCAACGCAGGCCGCATCCGTGGGATCAACAGTAAAATCAGGGGTGGAGAAGTTCAACACACGGGTGTTGTACCGTTCCTCAAAAAGTTTGAAGCAACTGTCAGATGTTGCACTCAAAATGGCATTAGAGGTGGATCAGCGACTGTCCACTTCCCCATCTGGCACCAAGAAATCAGAGACATAATCGTTTTAAAGAATAATAAAGGGACAGAAGATAATCGAGTTCGCAAACTCGACTACAGCATACAACTTAGTGCATTATTTTATCAAAGATTTATTGACAATGAACAAATCACGCTCTTTTCTCCTCATGACGTTCCTAACCTTTTTGACAGTTTTGGGTCTCCAGAGTTTGATGAACTATATCGAACTTACGAGGCTAATGAATCTATCCCTAAGACTACTATAGGAGCACAAGAATTAATACTTGAGTTGCTAAAGGAAAGAGCAGAGACTGGTCGTATCTATATCATGAATATTGATCATTGCAATTCTCATTCTTCATTTAAAGATAAAGTTACAATGAGTAATCTTTGTCAGGAGATAACTTTACCAACATATCCACTACAACATATCGATGATCATCTCGGTGAGATTGCACTTTGTATTCTATCAGCGATTAACGTAGGTAAGGTTCAATCTGATAAAGAATTAGAGGACTTATGTGACCTTTCAGTCCGTGCATTGGATGAGTTGATTGACTATCAAGAGTACCCTGTAAAGGCAGCAGAAACCGCCACAAGAGCGAGAAGATCACTTGGTATAGGATTCATAGGTCTTGCACATTATTTGGCAAAATTAGGTTACAAATATGATTCACAAGAGGCATGGGATGCTGTTCATCAACTATCAGAATCTTTCCAATTTTATCTACTCAAGGCATCGAATAATCTAGCAAAAGAGAAGGGTTATTGCGAAAACTTTGGTCGTACAAAGTATGCTGATGGAATTCTTCCGATTGATACATATAAGAAGGACGTGGACGAAATCAGCAATCCTGACTATCAACATGATTGGGAATCTCTTAGAGCATCTATCTTGGAACATGGCCTTAGGCACTCAACATTGTCCGCACAGATGCCATCGGAGAGCAGTTCCGTTGTGTCAAACGCAACAAATGGAATCGAACCTCCTAGAGACTACCTGTCCGTTAAAAAATCAAAGAAAGGGCCTCTTAAGCAGGTGGTTCCATCTTATGGAAGCCTGAAAAACAACTACACCCTTCTTTGGGATATGCCTGATAACACTGGATATATTAACGTAGTCGCTGTAATGCAGAAATTTTTCGATCAAGCAATCTCTGGGAACTGGTCATACAACCCAGAGCACTTTGACGACTCTGAAGTTCCTGTATCAGTGATGGCACAAGACCTTTTAACCACATATAAGTATGGTTGGAAGACATCATATTATCAAAATACTAACGATATGAAGAGTGATGAGATAGAAGAGGAGACCCCGAATCTTGAATGTTTAATGAAAGAAATAAATTCATCTGAGGAGGAAGAGTGTGAGTCTTGCACAATCTAAAGTAGACGGAATGACAGTATTTAACACAAATGAAGTGAACATAAAGAAGCAACCAATGTTTTTTGGTCAGCCTCTTGGTGTTCAAAGGTATGATTTTTTCAAATATCCTGTATTTGATAGACTAACTACACAACAATTAGGATATTTTTGGAGACCAGAAGAGGTATCTCTTCAAAAAGATCGTGGTGATTATCAATCACTAAGACCAGAACAGAAGCATATCTATACTTCTAACTTGAAGTATCAGATCATGTTAGACTCAGTTCAAGGTAGAGCACCCGGAATGGCATTCATTCCATATTGTTCACTACCTGAGTTAGAGTCATGTATGGAAGTATGGGGATTCATGGAGATGATCCATAGTCGTTCATACACATACGTTATAAAGAACGTTTATCCTGACGCATCGGAAGTATTTGATAAAATTATCAGTGATCCAAGAATATTAGAACGTGCAGCAAGTGTCACAGAGTCTTATGATGACTTTATTAACTATGCTCAAGAATGGGGCACAGGTAATATGTGGAAGGAGGGTCATCGTGAAAGCACCACAGCAGAGTGGGAGAGAAAAGAATTAAAGAGAAAACTTTATCGTGCGGTAGCTAATGTCAACATCTTGGAGGGTATTCGTTTTTATGTATCTTTTGCTTGCTCTTTTGCTTTCGGCGAACTCAAACTCATGGAAGGATCCGCAAAGATCATATCCCTCATTGCGAGAGATGAAAACCAACACCTCGTCCTCACCCAAAACATTCTAAGGAACTGGAGAAAGGGTGATGATCCAGAAATGCAAGAGATCATGAAGGAGGAAGAAGAGTGGACTTACAAAATGTTTGATCGTGCGGTGAATGAGGAGAAGAGATGGGCTGACTATCTTTTCAAAGATGGATCTATGATTGGTTTGAATGATAAATTACTTCAACAATACGTTGAGTGGATTGCAAACAGAAGACTTAGATCAATTAATCTAAAACCACTTTATGATATTTCTGCAAGAAACAATCCTTTACCATGGACAGATCATTGGATCAGTTCTAAGGGTCTACAAGTGGCACCACAGGAGACAGAGGTTGAGTCTTATGTTGTTGGTGGAATAAAGCAGGATGTAAAGAAAGATACATTTAGTGGGTTCAAACTCTAATATATAACCTACAACTTGTATTATTTTATGAACGGTAGATTGTCAAAGCCTTACATGAAGGCACGTCTTCTGAAGATAAAAGAGGGTATTCATTCTAAAACATGGTATCCTGAGTGGAATGACAAAGAAAGATGGGCAGCTCAACAGGCACTAAATAATGCGTTAGACATACTTGAGGAGTATGAACATTGATTATGAAAATCCCTGGCTATACGAAGGTACAACTTTTACTTCTGACGATATTGGCGATTTCTTCGGTTACGTCTACCTCATTACAAATAATGAAAACGGTAGACAATACATCGGACGTAAATATTTTTGGCAGTTCAGAACTCCTAAAGGTAAAAAGAGAAAAGTAAAATCAGAATCTGATTGGAAAAAGTACTATGGGTCTTGTCCGGAACTTAAGGAAGAAATTAGACAATTTGGCAAACAAAATTTTAGTCGAATTATCCTATCGTTACATCATACAAAGGGCAAGACAAACTACGAAGAGACCAGACAACTCTTTAAAAACAAAGTCCTCACAGAGCAGCTTGACGACGGAACCCCAAAATACTACAATAGTAACATCTTATCAAGATACTTTAGAAAAGATTACTATGGAACAGACACCTGAAGCTGCACTTTATGATGCAAGAAAGTGGTCTATGAGACGGATAAAAAGGGCAAGACCTGTCGCTGATAAAAATGCGATATACAAAGAATTTGAGGAATGGATTGAAGTTGAACCTAGTGATCAAGACCTTGAAGTTTTATTCTTAGAAGACCTTTCAGAATATTATAAAGACGAAGGGGTTGACAAATAAATTTCCTTGTTGTATAATTAATTTGTTGGACGCAACATGGGAGTGACTGAATAAACTTACTGGCAACCGCTGGTTAAGGTGATGAGACACAGGTGGTGCTGCTGCAGCGATGCAGAACCGATCAACCAATCGGGTCTCAGGCAAGGACGTATTTACTTCTGTAGTAATGCCCGTTCTTTGTTGGTACACAGGAATCCAACCTCCCTCTTATTTTCAAAAGCTATGCTAGTTCACAGACCTTGGGGAACCTACGAAACATTATTAGATGATGATTACTATAAAGTAAAAAGAATCATTATTCTACCCCAACAACAAATTTCACTACAGTATCACAATGATAGAGAGGAGCATTGGACTATAGTGAGTGGATCTGGCACAGTAAGAGTTGGTGATGATACTTTTAAAGCAGTGCTTGGATCAAGATTTTTTATAAACAAAAGACAATTACATCGTGCAACAGCTGATAAAGACTCTCATTTAGTCTTTGTTGAAGTGCAGTTAGGCGATTGTAATGAGAATGACATCGTTAGATTAGAGGATCAGTATGGACGAGAAGGTTTTAAATACGAAGATTAGTGTAAGGTGTAAAGACTGTAACATCTCTTCTT